CGGCGGGTGACACCGTTGTGACCGCCGCCGGAAACGGCATTTTCGGTACTGGTGAAGTTGCGGAAGGTCTTGCGCTGAAGTATAGCGTCAATGATGCGGCTGTCACGCTGACTTATGGTGCTGTGCCGGATGCAACCAAAACTTGGGTTGACATGAGTGCGAACCCGCTGACCATTGCAAGCATGACCGCCGGGAAGTATATCACCGTTGCCCTTGTCAACAAGCAGACCGGGTTCTGCGTGAGCGGCGGCAATACTACCCTTGTGGTGAAAGCGTAACGGGGTGAAAGCATGGGCGTTGTAACTTTTGAATTTTATTCAAATGTTTACGGGGGAACGGATGCCGATGCGCAAACGTTCCCCGCCCTTTGCGCCCGTGCGTCTGATATTATCGGTGCGGTCACGCATTGGGCAGACGAAGCAACCATTGCAAAGCTTCCCGCCTTGTACCAAACCTTGTACAAAAAGGCGGTGTGCGCACAGGTTGATTTCCTTGCGATAAACGGCACAGATTCCGTCAACGAAACCGCTTCGGCGGGCTTTACCGTTGGAAAAGTGACCGTACACGGCAAGGCAAGCGCAAGCGGCGGCGGCAAGCTTTCCGAAAGCATTTCCCCGCTTGCAATCGGATACCTTGAGCAAACCGGGTTGATGAACCCGCAAGTGCCAACCTTGGAAGGTTGGTGGTAAAGCAATGCTGAAACCTATCCCGTCAAAGATTTTGAGAAGTGCCGCAACCGTCAAAGTGTGTTCCGGTGTGGACAGGTATCAGAATCAGATATACACGCAATACACGGTCAAGCGGGTACACCTGCAACCAACCAACGAAATCCGCAAAACGCAGAGCAATACGGATTGCGTGCTAAGGTCAATCCTGTTTGTTGATGCACGCATTAGCACCCCCGCCCTTGATTGGTGCGCCCTGTTTGATTCGGCGCACAAACTTGCTGGGGATATGCGGGTTGTTGTGCGTGGCGTGGAATATACCGTCTTTTCGGTTGATGCGTTGCGGGATGACACGGACAACCTACATCATTACGAAGTGGGGTTGGTTTGATGGCGGTACGCATTGAGATCAACGAAAACAGCATAAAAGCCAAAATTGACAACACTTGGCAAAACGGGCGTGAAATGCTGTGTTCCCAAATTCTCCGGGATTGCAATATGTATTGCAAAGAGGACACCGGGATGCTGATTATGTCTTCGTACATACACAGCAGGTTGAAAGAAGGGCTGTTGATATGGCAAACGCCATATGCGGCACGGCAGTATTACGAAATCCCCACAGCGTACAAGGATGTAAACCCGAACGCAAGTTGGCGTTGGTGTGAGGTTGCGAAACAAAATCACCTTACCGAATGGGGCAGACAAGCGCAAGCTATAACGAGGTTGTACAGATGACAAGCAAAATAAATGCCGCCGTTGAAGCGGTCATGGATTTAATTGACGGCATGGACAATTTTGCGTCAATTACAAGGGGCGCACTTGGTACGGGTGACGGTTTGGCGTGCGAAATTGCGCCGTCAACGCCGCTTGAAGTGTACTATGACAAGAACGCCTTTATTCCCCTAATACTTGCGCTGAACGGCAAGCACCACAATTTGCAGGTGCTTTCCGACACGCTGAACAATATCATTGACACGCTGACCCGCCGCACGGCGTACCCCGCCGGGGATGGGTGGGAAATCGTGGATATTACAAGCGGCAATTTGCCCCGTATCATTGGGCGTGAGGATAACAACGCTTGGTTGATGGCGGGGGATTTGATTGTGAAAGTATACAGAAAGGATGACGAACCATGAATGCGAACTGGGTAAATGAACTTTATGTTGCAACCGCCCCGGCGGCAACCGAAGGCGGCGAACCCACGTGGGCGAAGCTGTGCGCAGGTATTGAGTCCATGGAGTTCAACGAGAACGAACAGAATCAGCAGTATTTCTTCCTGTGCGGTGAGGGCTTTGCGCACAACGAAACCACGGGTGCGGCTCCCGAACTTGTTGTTTCCGGGCGGCGTATCACGGGCGATGCGGCGCAGGACTACATTGCCGGGATGCAATACAAGCTTGGTACTGAACGCAACACGCAGGTCAAGATTGTTGCCGAAGGCAAACAGATTGTTTGCCCCGCAACCGTTGGCGCAATCACTACCTTTGGCGGTGCCACGCTTGATGTGAACGCCTTTGGTTGCACGCTCCGGCTGAACGGCAAACCGACCGTGACGAATGCGGCGTAAATAATTTATCCGGGCGGGGTTTGGCTTCCATTCCCCGCCCCTTTTTTACAATTGAGGGGGTAAACAATGAAGCTTTTTCGGCGTGGGTATGAAATGACCCTAAACCGGGTTCATGATACAGTTACCGTGCGGGAAGGTGACGAGAAAATCACGCTGACCGTCAACGGTGATTCAATGCGCATGGTTGCCGGGTTGACCAAGGCACAGGCGAAAATGAAGGAATTGACAGACGATTCCCCGGATGAGGTTGTCAAGGAATGCGCTGAATACTTTGCGGCGGTTATCTTTGGCAAGGAACAGGCGGCGCAATTGATGGCGTTTTATGCGGATGACCCCGGCTGTGTCATTACGGTTTGCGGGCAGTATTTCAAAGAGCGGCTTGCGGGCAAAATATCAGCAATGCAAAAGCGGATGAAAAATGCTTAAACTGTTTGAACGGTTGCCGGACAGCATAACGGTTGACGGCAAGCGGTACAAATGCAACTTTTCCTTCCGCAACGTTCTCAAAATGCTTGAGATCATGCAAAGGGATGACATATTGCCGGACGCACGGGATTATTTGTGCGCCCGTTGTTGCGTCAAAAACGCCCCTAAAAACGCCGCCAAGGTTTATTCCGTATTATGTTCCATCCTGTTTCCATCAAGCCCGGAAACGGGCGGGAAACGCCTTACAAGCTATGAACAGGATGCGGGGTTGATACGCACAGCGTTTCGGCAGGTGTACGGGATTGACCTGTACCGGGCTGACCTGCATTGGTTTGAATTTGTTGAACTGTTGCAATATCTGCCCGATGGGTGCAGGTACGAAGAAACCATTGGCATTCGGGCAAGACCTATGCCCGCCGCAACCAAGTACAACCAAAAGGAACGGGAATGGTTGATGAAAGCAAAACAAAGCGTTGCATTGCACTTGAACGAAAAAGAGCAAGCACGCAAATATGAAACCGATGTGTCAAACGTGTTTGCCGGGTTGATGGGCATGATTCAAAAGGCACAGGCGGCAGAAGCAAAGGAAGTGAACACGGGTGGCGAATGACGGACAAATTGTTTTTGAGGTTACCGCAGACGGGCGGCACGCTATTGCGGACATCAAAGACATAACAAAGGCAATCCAACGGGAAACCGGAAAATGGGACGATGCCGCAAAGAAATCAACGGACAACATTAGCGGTCAATTTTCCGGGATGCTGAAAAAGCTTGTTGCCGGGTTTAGTGCCGTAAAGATTGGAAAAGCGTTGCTTGACATTGGCAAGGATGCGATTTCGGCGGCTTCCGATTTGGCAGAGGTGCAAAACGTTGTTGATGTGACCTTCGGGCAAGGTGCAAGCAAGATTGAATCATGGGCAAAAGCCGCAGGAAGTCAATTTGGCTTGACGGAAACACAGGCAAAGCGGTTCACTTCCACGCTTGGCGCAATGATGAAATCCGCAGGTTTATCCGGGAACAAAATTGTTGATATGTCAACAGACCTTGCCGGGCTGACCGCTGACATGGCAAGTTTTTACAACCTTGACTTTGACACAGCATTTCAGAAAATCCGTTCGGGTATCAGCGGAGAAACGGAACCGCTGAAGCAACTTGGTATCAATATGTCCGTTGCCAACTTGAACGCCTTTGCGTTGCAACAAGGTTTGTCAAAGACATTTGAGCAAATGAACCAAGGCGAACAAACAATGTTGCGGTATCAATATTTGATGCAAGCAACCGCAGACGCACAGGGCGATTTCTCCCGCACTTCGGACGGGTATGCAAACAGCGTGCGCAAGTTGCAAACAAACATTGACCAACTCAAAACAACGCTTGGAAAAACCTTTATTGATGCAGTTACAGAAGCAACGGGCTTTTTGAATACGTTCATTGAATCGTTAACACCCGATGAAAGCAAACGTACCGTTCTTGATGACTTTGCGGAGATTGATTTGCAGACGGAAGCCAAGCTTACGCAGATTCAAGAAACAGCAGAGCAAGCCCGCCTTTTGACGGAAGAACTTGACAAAATTGGCGGCTCCAAGGCTGACAAAGCCGGGTCAAAGGTTCAGCAGATTGCAAGCAGTCTTGCGCAAATCAACCTTGACCAAGGCAAAACGGGCGTTGTCAAAGATTTCATTTCCACCCTTGCCAACAACATTGAAGTTCTTGCGGCGGTGCAAGGCACAGACGCAGACGGTGCAAAAGCTTGGCTTGATGGCATTGCGGAAAGCGCAAACAAACTTGACCCGGAGGATGCCGCAGGTTGGTCAAGCTTGATTGCGGCAATCAAGGAAGGGTTGCCGGGGCTTGAAAGCACAGACTTCGGGGCGGCGTTCTTTTCTGCGCTTGGTGACGGTTTTGCAGATGTTGAACAGAAATCAAGCGTGTTCGAATGGGCTGTTGATGCGCTTGGAAACAAGACCAACCGCACGGCACAGGAACAAGCCCTTTGGCTTGAAACCTGTCAACGGTTGGTCAAAACAATACCGGGCTTGTCTTCCATTATCAACACGGAAACGGGCGAAATCAAAGGCGGCACGGATGCCGTAAAGGCATATATTCAAGCATGGGAAGACGGGCAGAAAAAGCTTGCATTGCTTGGTGCTGTAGAGCAAAAGGAAAATGCGATTTCTTCCCGCTTTGCAGATTTGCCGGGGCTTGAACTTGACATGGCGGTTGCGCAACGCAGGTTGCGGAAAAACTATGAACAGCTTCAAAAGCTATATGCTCAATATGGAATGCGGCTTGGTTTCAATCAAGACGGTTCTGTACATCGTGGCTTTGGTGATGTGGAAGGTTTGAGCGCAGAAGACAAAGCCATGCTGAACCGGGAAACTGACTATTTTGAACAGCTAAACCGGGAAGAGCAAGCCGCACGGGACGCATATAACCTGCAAAAAGATGCACTTGACGAAGCGCAAAAAGCACTTGACGAATACCGGGCAACAGTTGACGAAATGCCCGGAACAATCGAACAAGCGGCAGACGCAAGCGAACAGTTTTGGATTGATAACGCCGACAATATCAAGCTTGTTGTGAACGCCGCTGACGAAGCATTGAAAGCCCTTGAGGATTACGCAAAGGGCGTGCATGATGCCGCACGGCAATCGGTTGACAGCGTTGCGCACAGCTTGAACCGGGTGGATTATCAAGCATACGGCAAGCAGATTGAGAAAATATCCGAATTGACGCAGAAACAGGCACAATACAAGCTTGGTTCTGATGAATGGAAAAAGCTACAGGCAGAGATTGACAAAGCCAATGAAAGCCTTGTTAGCACGAACAACATATACAAAAACCTTGAAACGCAATCGCAATTCCTTGGTGATTACCTTGACAATATCCGCAAAGCACGGGAAATGGGCGTGGATAGCAACCTGCTTGCAGAGTTGTCGGACGGTTCGGTTGAAAGTGCTGAATACCTTGATGCACTTGTAAATGACAAAACAGGGAAAAGCGTTGAGGAGATCAACACCAAGTATCAAGAAATCCAAGAAAAAAAGGCGGCGTTGTCAACAGAGCTTGCCAACCAACAATTGACGGTTGACCAAACCTATCAAAGCCTTGCGGAAAAGGCGAAAGAAGCGGTTGCCGCCCTTGACCTGCAAGGTGAAGCCGCCGCAAATTCCGGCGCAACCGTTTCCGGCATTGCACAGGGCATTTCCGACCACGTTTCCGAAGTGTCCGGGGCTGTTGACAGCATTATTGCGGAACTTGAGCGGCTGAACGGGTACGGCATTGACATTGACTTCGGCGGGTTTGGCAATATCACGTTTACAACAAGCACAGGCAAAACCGAAGGCTCCGGGCGAATGGGTATCCCGCTTATCCCACACGATGACTATATCGCACGTTTGCACGAAGGGGAGCGGGTGCTTACGGCGCAGGAAAACCAAATTTGGAACGCCTTGCGCAATGGCGGCATTGCCGGGTTCGACCTTGAAGCCCTTGGCGGCGTGATGCGTGACAACGTAAAGGCGGGCGGCAATGTGTACCTTGACGGGCGCACGGTTGGGCAGGTTATTTCAGATCAACAGGGCAAATCATACAGACAACTTCAACGGAGTGGGTGGCAAGGATGATTGTTTTTAACGGCGTTTCCATTGAAAGCGTTGCGCCCGTGATGATTGAGGATATAAAGGTATCCCCCATCCGGTACAACCCCGTTGTGCGCCCACGTGCAATCCTGTTCGGTTCGGATTTTGTGCGCATGGGCGGCGGTGAACGCACGGTTGTTGTAACGTTCGCCATACTTGAGAAAAACAAGGTGTTGCGGCAGGAATATTTCCGCAACCTGTCTTTGTGGGCGAAGACGGATGCGGAATATGTGCTTGAGTTGCCGCAAGACCCGTTGCGGTATTTGCAAGGTGTGTGCACAGACAAACCGGAACCGTCAACCCGTGCTTGGTGGGAAAACAAGTTGCGGTTGACCTTCACTTGCTATGAAAACCCGTATTGGACAGACAAAGCGGAAAAGTCTGTTGCTTGTGGTACATCGTTTTTTGTGCATGGTGATGCTCCGCCGTTGATGCAAGTGCGGCGCACCCTATCAAGTGCGGCAAGCGGTCAAAGTTACGGGGACGGCGCGAACACGATGACTTTCACAACGATTCCCGCCGGGGAAATGGTCATTGATGTAAATGCACAAACGGCGGTTGTTGGTGATGCAAGCATTATGCAGTATTACCAACCCGCCGGGGCGTTTATCGTTCCGAAGATCGGAACAAACAATATCACGGGAACGGGAACGGTATATTACCGGGAGAGGTGGGAGTAAATGCAGACAACATTTCTAAACGCCGCCGGGGTTGTACTGTTTGCCCGTGATGATATGGAACAAGGGAACTGGACACAAGAGGAATACACGGTCAATGCAACCTTTCCTTTCGTTGCGGGCAAGGTCATTGAAAGGGGACAACGGCTTTCCTTTCATGACCCCGCAACGGGTTCCATTGAAATGTTTGAGGTGCGCAATGTCACCAATATTGAACCCGAACATTATCAACAGATCATTGCGGAACATATAGCGGTTTCCGAATTATCGGATGAGCATATAAACACGCAGGAAATAACAGATCAAACACCAGCACAGGCATTGGCAACTGTGTTGACCGGGACGCTTTGGGCTGTTGGCAACGTGGCTGTTTCCAGTGTTTCGTCCGTTGACATATCACGGGGAAGCGTATGGCAAGCGGTTGGCGCAATTGCGCAGAATTGGAACGTGTATATTGTGCCACGGGTGACCGTAAACGCCGCCGGGGCAATCACGGGACGTTATTTGGATGTTACCGAATCAACGGGAGTTTGGCGTGGCTTGCGTTTTTCCATTGATAAAAATATGTCGGACGCTTCCGTAGTGTATGACGATTCAGAAACGCTAACGGCTTTGTATGGGTACGGCGGGAGCGTTGAAAATGCGCAAGCAAGCGGAGATGACACGCAAGAAACGGTTACGTTTGCGGATGAGGTTTGGACGGCAACAAGCGAACACCCGGAAAAGCCAGCAGGTCAAACATACCTTGAAGACCCGCAAGCAACGGCGTTATACGGCAGGAACGGCAGACCCCGCTTCGGGTTCTATCAGAACGGGGATATCAAAGACGGCGCAACGCTTTTGGAAAAGACTTGGGAAGCCTTAAAACAGACCAACAAGCCGAAAATCAGCATAACGGGAACGGTTGCTGACCTTTACCGATTGGGGTACAAAGATCAACCCATCCGCTTGCATGATTTGGCAATTGTTGATGTGCCGGAAACAGGAGAAAGCTTTTACCTGCAAATTATCCGTTGCGATGTTGATTTGATTGACCCAACGGCAACTCGCCCGGAGATTGGTTCGTATATTGCGAACATTATATACATCAACCGGGAGAACAACAAATCAAGCGGCGGCGGTGGCGGTGGAAGAGGTCAAAACAATCAAGAGTACGAAGAATCAGACACCTATTCCGCAATCGAAAAAACGAACCACATGATTGGACTTGTGGTTGGCACACGCAACGGTGACAATTATATAAAGGCGGGGGAAATTGGACTTGCCATAAACAAAAGCGGCGAAACAGGTTCATATGAATCAACCGCATATATAAACGCCGCCCATGTAAACATATCAGCAACGAACACGGCATATGCGCTTTCGGGTGAACTTGAGCGCACGGAAGACGGCAAGTTGTTGATAAAGAGTGCGGGCGGTATGTATATTCAGCGCACGGAAAGCGGCGTGACGGCAAGTTTCGGCGTTTGGGATGACGGTAACTTGACTGGCGGCATAATGGCGCAGAAAATCAACGGGCAAACGCAAACAAAGATTTCCGGTGATGTTATAGACATAAACGGTTCAAGCATATCAATCA